ATTCATTGACGGTTGGATCAATAAAACTTCTTTCTATAAAATATATTACTATTTTGTCAACCCTATAAGGATCGGACAATAAACAGCCATCATCATCTGGAGTTTCTAACTCAAAAATGATTTCATCAGTTATTTTTGGATTCTCAGATATTTTTTTTTGTGCCATTGTAATTATTCGTAAACGAATCCTAATTCAATAATGTCAGATCTAATTATTTCATAAAATTTAGTTGTAACAATATTTGTAGCCCCTAAAGTTATATCATCTGTATTAAATGTAATATCAACTGATTTAATTTCCTTTAAATCAGAAAATTCTTTTATTAGATCATTTTCTTTTAATGTTTTGCCATACTCCCAACGATTAATACTGAAAAATGCATCTATTCTATTTGAAATTTTAACTCTAAGCTCATCTTCAAATTTTCGATATAATTTATCTATTGTGATAGAAATATTTACATCGACATTGACAACTACTCCATCTTTTATGCAAACATAATCTGTAATCATTTTTTTAGATTCTATGTAAGACATTAATTCTGTTTTAAGTTGGTCACTAGCAACTTCTAAAGTATTTTTATCTTTTCTTGAAAGAATATAAAGATCTATAATATTTGCTGCACAACCATGATTTCTTAAAACAGCAATAGATTTTCCAATTTGACCATTATATGGTGACACATATAAGTCAGTAAGAGTTTTATAATCTAATCCTGTTACTGCTCTGTCTTGAGTTCGAAGATACATTGGCAATTTTCTTCGAATGTCTTCAATCGTATCTCCGTCATATCCATATTGTGCTTTGGTGTAATTATTCAAAAATACACCTATTGGATAATTTAATCCGGGAACATTAACCAATACAGAACTTTGTGTTGCATTTGTTACAAGATTTCCAATAGTTCCACCGCCAGTCCTATAATAGATGCTGATCTTAGATCCTTTCGATGGAACCATACCAGCAACTCCATTTCCAAAAATGAAATATACTGCAAAATCAGAATTAAATTCAACTCTATATTCTCTGAATGGTTGAGATTCAGTGAAATAATCTACTTTATTCCACATTACTCCGTCCACAAAAACTTGCATGGAATCATATATAACTGATTTTTTTCTAGATTGAATTGTTTGATTTCTAGATCCATTACTTGAAATTTCTTCAAATATTGTTTTTCCTTGCAATCCAATAATACTAGCATTTACCACACTATTTGCTGAAATTATAATGTCTTCATCAAAAATAGGATTTCCATCTGAGTCCGCTGAAAATAATTCTATGTTTACTGAAGTTCCTCCGCCATTAACTTCAAATGAAATTGGAGTTGGTATTCTAACATCTGTCGTGATTGGGTTATTTAATGATGCTGTCCAATAACTTTTAGCTGCTACTGGTGGTTGTGGATTGTAACCAACTAATTTACAAAGCCTAAAAGCATTGTCAATTTCAGAAACAGTATCAATGAAAATTTCATTTGCAATCTGATCTAACTTAAATGAAAGCGTATCTGCTATAAATGCCCAATTTTCAATAAGCATAATTGCCAAAGATGATTCTACAAAATCTGTAAACTCATTCGAAAACCGCTGCTGTGTGAATTCAATCAATCTTGTTTTCATAGACCAAAAATCTTGATTGGTATAATTCAAATTAAACACATTAGGCTTGCCGATTACTTCAGAAGTTGCGTAAGGCTCAATATTAAATGGACAATTATTTGTCATCCTATGCCCCCAATGGTATTTCTAATTTTAATTCTTGTATTTTCGTAATTTCCAACCTATCAAAAAATGTGATTCTTATAAGTAAAACATTTTCATTTGTAGGATTATCATCTAATGGATTCGCACTATCTTTGTCTAAACCACTTTGAATATATATGTTTTCTATTGCCACTCTTGGTTCCCAAGTTCTTATAGATAACGCAATCATATCTCGTGCTTCACGCACAGTTACTGGATCATTAGGATTAAAAAACAACTGTCTTAATGGAGTTCCATAATTAGACAACATAACTCTCTCTCTTGGATTTGTTAACAATAGAACAATCAAATCTGATTTAATTTGATCTACACCATGTTGAATATAAAAAAATCCTTTTGGATTTTTTGTAATTGGATATGGAACACCTTTAAAACTTTTTATATTAATCATGAGTTAATGCCTTGTTCGTCAAGATTTCCGTCACATTTATTTTTAGCAAAAGGCAACATACTAAATATGCTCATACAAGGATCTTTATCTCCTAAACTACCAATAATTTTTGAACTTGCCCTAATTGCACCAGTAGAAGGATCATACATGAGAATCATTCCAATTTTTGGAGAATCTTCTTCTCCAGCAGTTCCAGCTAATAAAGCTATAAATTCTTTTGCAAAGAATATGTGCGATTTATCTGTCATATTTACATAGTAATTTTTAGTGTAAACAAGTTTGAATTTACTGATAATTTCAATCTTATTTGCAGGTTTGGAGCAGCCACCAATATCTCCAATCACCTCGATGTGATCATCAGTTGTGGCAACTATATGATTTCCAGCAACTCGTAAAAACACATATCCGGGACCATCTTTCTTTTCTTGATATTTGTGAATGTGAGGACCACGGCAATTGTCATGATGAGGACAATATATTTGAATATATTGTTGATCGGTTTTTTGTTGATCAAAATCATCACGCATGGAAAATTCAAGACCATATCCACTTCTAATTTTTACATATGCTTTTTTCGATAATGGCTGTGGATCTCCTCCATGACCAACTGGATTTTGTTCTTCATTTTGTTTTTCTGGAGAAAGACTTTTTCTCGATTCATAACAATAGTCAAGTTCCTCATCAATCATTTCAAATTGATGTTTGCTTGATGTTTGCATACTTATGCCATGATGTTTTCCAGCTATGCATTTTTGTTTTTCATGATCGTTAAGCTCAATTTTATTGCCATGAGCAGTAAGAAGTTTAATTCCATTCCATTCGCTTCTTATATTACTTTCTTTTTCTAAGTCACTCATTTCAATCATATGACCAGTGGCAGATTTCATGTAAGTTCTGCCTTCATAAACATCACCAGAACCAAAATTAAATGGCTTAGTACTTCTTTCCCAATCTGGAATTCCTTCGGGATGACGAACAGAATCATCCATTACAAATGTATGACCAGAAACGGACATTAATTGAATGCCAGTTTGAGGAAGATCACATGTGTTGTTTTGTGGAGTTTCTGGTCCTTTATATGGGCGACATTCATTTTCGTGTTTAAAATAAGGATTTTGACCAATCTGATCTTTGTAATGTGTTGATTTTGGATGACCAGTTCTTGCGTTTGATTTGAATCTTGGAATTAATTGTCCACATATGGGAATTTCTGAAGTATTTTCTATTATTGGTAGAATATTTTTTGAATTTTGTTCTTGCTTTGCTAAATCTTTGCCGACTTGACTCAAATCGGTGTAACTTTCTGCATTTACATTATCTCCAGAAGTGTCAGTTGCTGAGATTCCTTTATCAATACCAATTGATCTTGCCAAATCTGGATATGGCTTTTCTGGAACACCAGCAAGGCAACTCACATCATCATCTGGAACTATTTCTTTGGTATTTGGATATGTAACTCTACAATCTGGATGCGCCCATTGACCAGCATAATGAAGATGGTCATCTTTCATCATAATCCAATTACCAGTACTTGACATTAATTCTATTCTTTTCCATCTTCGATTACACTTAGGATCTCCATCAACCATTTTAAGCATATGCTTTTCTGGAGTTTTAAATCCATAAATGTTTGGATATGTTATAAGTTTTTGAACTTCTGGTTTATCAGCAAAATCAAGAATAGATGTTAAATCAAAACCATTGTAAGACTCTGTATTCCAAGGAGGCAAAACTTGCGACCCATCATTTGGACCAACAAGATATCCTTTTCTATGACCTTCATGAATCTTGTTGTATTCATCCATGAGTTGATTAACACCCCAATTGTGACCTCCATCTGGACCACGATTTCTAGACCATACA